AACAAGCCCGGAATTTAAGAGATTTAATCCGCGAGCACGAATACCTGCAAATCAAGCACAGATTACTGGCTGATGCGCACGACGAAAAATTACAGGCAAAAGCTATGGCAGAAGAACAAGCATTCCTGGCAACGGCTCAAGAGTTAGCCGCTACACATCCCGAGTTAGGCGTTGATGGCTTGGAAGCCGACAAAGTTTTGGCGTTAAAGGATGTTTATTGGCAGTATGGTACAACTGAGTCAGACGCACTGCGCCAAGCCGTTGCCGACCTCTATCCCGGCGAAGCTGCCGCGCCTGAAGCCGCCGCGCCTGCCGCTGAAACAGCGCCAGAGATGCCAATGGCAGAACCCGCTGCCGAGATGCCAATGGCAGAAGCCATGCCCGAAGAGCCTCCCGTCGAAGCCGCTCCAGAAGCGAGCAACGTGGTTGAACTGCCGGATATGACGGACCGAATGGCAAACAAACGAAAAATACCTTCCGTCCCCACCGCTTCTGCGAGAACTGCTGCTGCGCCTAAGGAGCAAACGCCGTCCCGTTCTTCCGCTATCCAACAGATGCGTGCGGCCAGAGGACAGGTATAACACAAGAATTTTTCAACCCCTGCCGTGAGGCAAGGTTTTCCCCCTGTTTAGCACAAAAAGGCTAAACCGTAACAAAGTAGGAATACGACAATGGCCGGACAAGTATGGGCAATAAGTGATGAGGGAGGTTATCTTTGGGCTCCCAACCTTTCAGAGTACATGCGCCTTCAAAATCAAACAGTTGTAAAATTTAGGCAGTTCTGTGATGTGCTTGAAAATGATGCAGATGGCAGGCCTCTTTTAGGGAAGCATAGAGGCGATACCTGGGCGTGGAACGTCTACAGCAACCTCTCCACAACTGGCCGTCAACTCGACGAAACTGAAAGAATGCCGACCAGCGGCTTCAAAGTCGCGCAATACTCCGCGAAATTGGCGGAATACGGCAACTCAGTTGAATATACTGGGAAATTGGACGATATGTCCGAGCAGCCGATTAAGAATATCATCAACAAGTTGTTGAAACTGGACACCGCCAAAACCTTTGATATTGCGGCGTGGACGCAGTTTAATGCCACGCCACTGAGAATCGGGCCTTCGAGCGGCAGTAGCACATCGGTATTAGGGGCTTTGGCTGTGAACGGCATACCCGCTATTACGCATGCCGTTGAGTTGGGCAAAGGCCACATCGAGCCTATCTCCACCCTGATGAAAGAGCGCGGCATCCCGGCTTACGACAACGGCGATTATTACGCGATTGCCCGACCAGGCGCGTACACGCTGCTGAAGTCGGATATCGAAGGCATACAAACCTACACTGAAACCGGCTTGGCGCAAATCAAAAACGGCGAAATCGGGCGCTATCGCGGCGTGCGTTTCGTTGAGCAGACCAATATCCCTAGAGGCGGTGCAGCCGACTCGACCACATTTAACCCGCAAACCGATACCGCCGATCCGTGGAATATTTATGCGTCTAAAAATGCGGACTGGGTATTCTTTATGGGCGCGGACACTGTTTCAGAAGGCGTGGCGATTCCTGAAGAACTCCGTGGGCAAATCCCCGGCGACTTTGGCCGTGAACGCGCAATCGCTTGGTATGCTTTGGAAGGTTTTGCTTTATCTCACCCCGATCAACAAAATGCTAGAATAGTCAAATGGGATTCGGCAGCGTAATCAATGACTTACGTCATAATTACATAATTCTGGCGTTTAAAGCATTGACAAGATAGCGTTAAGAACGCCATTGCCCACGGCGCATAGTCGGGGCATAACCAATTTCAGAGGAACCGTAAATGGCTTCATACAAAGACCCGATTATAGTGACGTACACACGTACTGTCGCGGGGGAAACGCCAGCAGCGTGGACGGTGGCTCCGCCTCCCGGTTGTAACAAAGTGCGCTTGGTGGATATCAATGCTTCGGTAATAACGACTAGCTTTGTGGGCGAGACCACACCGGCTATGCTGGCTGTTGGTGTGCCTACTAATCCGACGGTGTTGGGCGTATTGTCTTTCGGAACAAAAGACGCGCCTTCGCAAGCGGGAGCAGTGCTTGGCTGGCAATCTCAGGTTAAAAAGACGGGTGTAACGGGGGCTAACCCGATTGTTCCGGTTATTGACCTTACGGGCGCTTCTAATCCAGCGGCGGTAACTTCGCCTTATCCAGCGGCTATCGAGGCTTTGGGCCCAGTATCCATTAGCATGACAGCAAGTACCGGCGGTTCGCCTGCGGGTAATGCTATTTGCGATGTCGTGTTGGCTTGGTTCTAACATACAATTTAACGGCCTAACGGCATAGCGGGAAGCAAACATGGCTTCATATAAAGACCCGATTTACATAACCTATACCCGCACTGTATCTGGTACAGCAGCGGTAACGTGGACTATTTCACCACCTCCAGGTTGTAATAAAGTACGGCTGGTAGATATTAATGCCACAGTAACGACTAGTTATGTTAGCAGCACGCTTGCGGCTACGGTAACGGTAGGCGTACCGACTAATCCAGCGGCCCTTGGCGTACTTTCTTTCGCTAATGGCGCGGCAGCGGCAACCGTTTTGGGCTGGCAATCCCAAGTTAATAAAACTGGCGTAACCGGTTCTAATCCGAGGGTGCCCGTCATTGACTTAACCGGTACAGCTAACCCCCTATTGGCAGCTACGCCTTTCCCAGCGGCTCTTGAAGTGTTGGGGCCGGTCGGCATTAGCACAACGGCGGGTACTGGCACGAGTAACGGTGCAGTAGCGGGCGCGGCGATTTGCGATATCGTACTGGCGTGGTTCTAAAACGAATTTAACGGCTTAATAGCCCAGCAGGAAACGATAATGTCATCCTATAAAGACCCTATTTACGCAACTTATACACGCTCCGTTGCGTATACAGCACCTTCCAGTTGGACGGTTTCTCCCCCTCCCGGCTGTAATAAATGCCGTTTGGTGGATATTAACGCCTCGGTTTCATCCAGTTTCGTTGGAACAGGCACAGCAGCAACCGTTATTGTGGGTGTGACAAGCAACACTACGGTTCTTGGCATATTGTCTTTCGGCACCTTGGTTGCTCCGGCGCAAGCCGATGCAGTTTTAGGCTGGGGTACGCAGTGTAATAAAACAGGCGTAACCGGTTCCAACCCTAAAGTCCCTGTGGTTGATTTAACCGCTTTATCTAACCCTGCGGGCGTAACATCCCCGTTTCCGGCGGCTATTCAGGCGCTAGGTCCTATTACGATTGCGTTTACGGCACCCGTTGGCGGCTCTATCGCAGGCGCGGCCATAGTAGATGTGACTTTAGCCTGGTTCTAAGGTTTTTACGAATAACGAATTTTTATATAAGGTGAATTACGATGTCTGAAATTAATGCGAACAGCACCAACAAACCGACTAATATGCCCAACGTGGCGGGTTCCGGTTTAACTGCCGGAGTCGATTCCGGTTTAAGTTCCGTTGAGTCTATCGCCAATGGCGGCATTCAATTGGAACAGGAAACTCGCGGCGACGGTTTCCGCCAGGAAACTGTTAAAGCGTCAGTCAAAGGCAACGGCAAGTCCTTTACCATAGGCCGTTAAGTCATGGCTGCGTGCGTTATGATGTTTACTGATTCGCCGGATAACTCCGGCGACAGCGCACTGCTACAGGAAAACGACCCCGTGCAAACCGGCTTTATTGCGGGCGGCTCGGTGCGTCAGCCTTCCGGCGTAGCGTGGAACGATACCAGTTCGGGCGAGAGTTACGGCGATGGGCAGCGGTACGCGCACGAAGAAACTTATTTTATGGCCAAGGTACAAGGGCACAGGAGCAAGCTGAATGGCGCTGGATAAAAGCAGACCCTATGGCGAGCATGACGGTTGCCAGTATCCTGATATTAAATATATGCAGGACGGTAAAAACTACCGTGCCGACGAAACGGAAATACTGTCCGCCGCTGAACAGGCGAAAGCCGCCAAGGCGGAAGCGGTTAAAGCTAAAACCCCTGTTGAACCGGATGCTAGCCTTGCTTGATTATTTTTCTCGCGTCGAGATGACGCCACGTTCCGAATAGCTTAAACGCTTCTTCATAAAAGCATGGCGGCTATTCAACAGGGATCCGGATGCTTACCTACAAACAAATAGTTCATAGAGTGCGGTCAAGGCTGGATGACCAAAATCCGGCTAAATACCTGTGGACGGAACACGACATACTGCACAACACCAATGATACTATCAGCGATGCGTGCATACGCGCCAATTTGGTCGTCGTTGATGACGTGGAGATACCGTTTACGCAGGACGGCAATCTCGATTGGAACGCCAAATACCCCCTTCCCAGCGGCACGTTAGCCGTAAACTCGATTTATCTGGCCTCCGCGCCTTCCGTTTTTCTCCGGCAAACCAGTTTTCGCCGCTTAAGCCAACTTAACCGTTTCCGGCCTACGCAAAAAGGCGCGCCTACGTTCTACGCCCTCGACCAGACAATGGCGGGCAAGGGTGATGATACCGGGATTGTCGTGCGCACGGTAACTTTTGTGCCACAACCTATTAAAGCCGATACCGCGATGCTGGAAATAGCTCGACTTCCGGTAGCGATAGAGTTTGATGAAGATGTCCCCGAAATGGATGAGATTTACCACCCCGACCTGATTTATGGGATTACCGGGTTGTGCTATATGAAGCGGGATGCGGACACCTTTAACGCAAAGAAGGCAATAGACGACATGGCGATTTTCGAGTCCCGTTTCGGCCCCCGATTACCGGCATCCGTGATGCGAGAACGACAGACGGATATCCCTTACCAAATGATAGTTAGCTGAATTTTAAACAGGAATTGTGATGAGTAACGAAACAGAGATATTTGTATTATTGGATGGGGTTACTGCCAACTGCCAATCGTACACCGCCCTTATTCCCGGCAGACCGCTTACCGTAGAGGCTTTTATTACCGGCACCGATCAGGTGGACGCAATCGTTACTTTTTACGGGTGCAACACCAACCGCACAACTAACGGCTTGGTCTTTGCCACCAGCACCCTGAGCGGTTCGGGGGGCGATGTAACCAGTGAAATTTGCGCAGCGGCGTACCCCTTTATTTATTGTATCTTAACCAGTCTTAGCGGCACAGATGCCGCTGTGACCGCCAGCGTGAGT